ATCGTTCTGCGTGCCGCCCGCGCCGCCGTAGCCGCTCGGACGGATCTCGGCGCGGACCCACGTGTAGACCCAGCGGTACACGCTGTTAGGCATCGGCGTGCTCGAGTCGAGCCGCGCGAGCAGGAACGGCGTCGCGTCCGACTGGATCGCGCGCGCGGTCTCCCACTGCGCGAGCTTCACGCCCTCGCCGTATCGCGCGATCCTGTTCCGGTCGGTGCTCGAGATCATGGGTACGTCAGCCAGCTGCCTTCCTTCGCCCACTGCTTTGCGGCGACGGCGTCGGGAAGCGTGTTGAATATCACGTTGTGGTCGGATGATCCGCGCGCGAGCCCGGTCCAGAAGACGTTCTTCGCGCGGCCTGCGCCGTCGTTCTTCGGGCGCCCGTCGTTGTCCATCTCGGGTATCTGCGCGCAGTCCTTCCAGTAATCCCAGCGGAAGTTGTAGGTCACGCGGTAATACTCGTCGCGGATCTGCGCCACGTTCGCGCTCGTGCAGAACACGTCGTACTGCACCCAGTGCAGGAACGGGGTGCTGTTCCATGTGCCCTGCACCGTCGAGATCTTGTCGTAGATGGCCACGAGCGTGCCGGCGGTCGCGTTCGAGACGTCGTGCACGAGCGAGATCCGAACGTCGAGGGTCGGCACGCGCACTTGCGTGGGCTTGCCGGCGTCGTCGATCTTCGTGCCGCCGATGTCGTAACTCTTGCCGTAGCTGTGCGCGGGAGCGGTGGCGAAGGCCGCCGGCGTCGAGGCCGTGCGCCATGCCATCACGATGCGCTCTCCTGCCTCCATCGAGACCTCGACGGGCAGCAGCAGCTTGTCGGCTCCGCCGCCCGTCGAGAGTTTGGCCCACGTGTACTCGCTCGAGTATTGCCCGATGACGTCGTACGTGAACGTGGCGCTGTTCGGCACTGGGCGCCACCGCCACGTCCGCAGGCGCATCGTCGTGAGCAGCGCGCCCGTGCCCCATGTGTTCTTCGGCAGCGGAGAGAGCGGAGCGCCGCAGGTCGCGTCACGCAGCGCGGACATGTCGCTCGACTTCAGCGGGTCGAGCTTCGTCGTCGAGGTGGCCCGCCATGTCACGGTGGCCGACTGCGATCCGCTGGGGCTCGAGTCGGAGATCTCGACTCCGATGATGTTCGCGGCGATGGGCATTTACTTCGATTCGCTCCTGAACATGAGGCCCATCAGGTCGATCGACAGGTCGACCAGGCTCATCGTGAATGGCAGCTCGTCGCGCAGGCTGTCCGCCAGGCGCTTCTGCTCGGTCTGTCCGATGGCGTTCGCGATGTCGGGCGCCTCCATGATGCCGCCGGCGGCGAAGCCGCCAAGCACGGCGCCAAGCGCGCCAGGGCCGTACTCCATGAGGTTCTGGAGGTTGCTGCGCGGGGCGTTCTCATTCGCGATCGCGAGCGACTGCGAGAGGCCGCGGGAGAACCCGATCGCCTTGTCCCTCTCCGCCTGGCTCGCGAGCGCCATTCCACCGCGCTCCGTGAATCCGAGCTCCCGCCAAGTCGACTTGCCGGCGAGCACCTTCGCCTGCGCCTCGGCTGCCGCGCGCGCCTCGTCGCCCATGTCGGCGTACGCGCTCGCGACCGCGCCGATGCCGGCCGCGATGCCGCCAAGCGCGGCGTACCGAAGCCCCGCCGATCCGAGCGATCCCATGAACCCAAGCGCACCGATCGCCTGCAGGCCGCGCGGAGCGAAGCCCAGCTTGGCGATCGACTCGGCCACCTGGTTGGTCTCCTGCTTGAACTGGCCGAGCTTCTTGGCGGTCTGCTCCTTCTCGGCGCGCAGGCGGCGCATGTTCGCCGCCGCCTCGTCGGTCGCCTTCGTGAGGCCCTTGGAGTCGCCCGTGATCGAGACGTTGACCTTGGAGACCTTCGCCATTACGCGGCCCAGTCCTTCAGCACCTGATCGGCGATCGCCTGCTCCATGATCGGAAGCAGGTACGGCTCGGCGGCGATGCCGGCGCGCCTCAGGTAGAAGCGCCCGGCGACCTCGCCCACCTTCACGGTCATGTTCTTGCGGCGGCGCTCGCCGCGCGTGACGAGCCGAATCCGCTCCTCGTCGGTCGCGGCGCGCTTCAGGTCGTGCCCGAACTCGACCCAGCGGAGGTACCAGTGCGGAGTCGCGTACGAGCCGCGGAGCTCCTTCACGCCGACTGCCGCCCAGATGACCTTGCCCTTCGAGTACCCGGCGACCTTCGTGATGACGAAGTCGCGGATATGCGGGTTGGGCCTGACCTCGCCGCGGACCTTCTCGGTGGGCGCCGACCTGCCTGGCGGGATCATCGACTTGGCGATGGTCGCCACGCGCTTCGTCCACTTGCGGAATCCATTGCGCATCGCGTTGGACGCGCGGACATCGCCGAGAGCCTTGAGCTTCCGGTTCACGGCCTCGATGCCGGCGCCGTCAATCTCGACGATGAGCCTGAATCCGTTCCGCAATGTCGTGTGCCATGCCTTTCTTCGACTTCAGTGCGTTGAACAGGGCGAGCGGAGAACCGAGCCCGACCGTTATCCCGGCGGCCGCGAGCACGTCGCGTCCGCCCGTCGTAAGTCCACCCCTTCACCGTAGAGCTGGTCGACCTCCTGGGCGACGGCGCGGACCCACGGGAACGGCAGCTCGAGCACCTGCTCGACCGACGCGAAGGCGCGCCTGCCGTCGGGCTTCACGACGTGGTTCCAGACGTACCACGCGGCGGGGTTCACGCCGCGCTGCGTGGCGTCCTGGAACGCGACGAAGTCGGCGACCGTCGGCCGCCGGACCGTGATCTCGACTCCGCCTGCGACGAGCGAGACGGGCTCCATGTTGAGCGCCTGTATCATGCGGTGAGAGTCGTGGCCCCGTTGCAGTACCTGACCGTGACCGTGCACATGGCGACGCCGTTCGGCGCGAGGTCCCACTCGGCGCTCTCGACCTTCGCCTTGCCGCTGAGCTTCTTGCCGCTCGCCCAGATGATCGAGACGTCGTCGAGCGTGGCGTTGCCCGAGATCGCGCCGGCGAGAGAAGCGTGCGATCCGCTCGTGTAGAACAGCTCGAGCGTCGCGCGCGCCTCGAGGTTCCCCGACTCCATCTCGAAGAAGGTGCTGTCGATCGAGGTGGTGTCGATGAGCGTCGCGTTCACCGTCGCGCGCGCGCGCGCGACGTCGGCGACGGTGCCGGCGCTTCCGCCTCCTGGCGTGATTGAGACCTGTGCGTTTCCAGCTGTGAGCGTTGGCATTTCAGTACCTGTGGTAGATGGTCACGGGAGCGGTCACGATGGCGGGCTGCGCCTCGTCGCCGTCGCCGACGACGGGCTCCTCGATCGTGCGCATGGATGGGTTGAAGGCGACGCCGCCGGCGAGATTCACCGACGTGAATAGCTTGGTCATCACGTTCGCGTTCAGCGTGCTCGCGGCGTCCATCGTCTCGGCGACGGAACGGATGGTGACGTCGTAGCGCGCGAGCCTCGCGATGTCGAGGTCGATCGTCCCGTCGAATGCCGCCTCCTCGCCGCCCGTGACCTCGATCACGACGGCGGGCAGCGCGTCCGACTGCAGGCGCGAGCCGACCGAGACGCGGGTGCCCGCGGTGGTCGCGGTGCCGATCCACGTCTTTATCTGGGCTTCTATCACGGGCACGGGCATCAGACGACCTCCGTGCACTGGATTACGGCGAGGCGGTCGCGCTCGTCTGCGTTCTCGATCGACTCGATGCGCAGCGTCTTGCCTCGTACCACGATGCGGTCGAGCTCGGTCATTGTGGTGCGCGCGACCTCGGGCCACCGCGTGCGGAGCTCGTACTGCGTCGTGACGGCGACGCCTTCCGCGTACGCGACCTCGGCGGCGCCGCGCTCGCGCATGTCCGTGCGGAAGTAAAGACCGCCGCTGAACGTGCTCGTTCGGCGGCCGAGCGAGTCGGTCGACGAAGACGCCTTCATCACGCGCGCGTTCCAGCGGAGCCGTCCGGCCGAGATCATCGGAGCGGGCTCCTGACCTGCCAGAGGTCGAGTATCGCGTCGGTGCCCATCGGCACGACTGACAGCGAGATCGGCTGAGAAGCCTCGGGATTGTTGTACCAGGCGCCGACGATTCCGATGACCGCCGATACGAGCTCGTTGGGCATCGACGCGTAGCCCGCCACGTATGTGACGGTGATCGGCGTGCCATCGTCGGTGGGCGGGGCCTTCAGGAAGCGCAGCACGGGCAGCGGGCCGCAGCTGCGGTCGACGTAGTAGTCGGCTGCCGGCATGGTGGCGGGCGTTCCGCCGTAGGTGTACGCGACGCTCGTGAGGCTCGTGAACGGATGTACCGGCACCATCGTGTCGGCGAACGACGCGAGGTACATCGTCTGCGTGCCGGACGAGAGCGCCACGCCCGTCCGGCGCTCGACGTACGACTCCGCGGCCGCGATGAGCCGTGTCAGCTCCGCGTCGTCGTCGGTGTATCCGATCCGGAGCGCGGCCTTGAGCGTGGCGAGTGATACTGGCATCGAAAGCCGCAGCGCGCGTTTCCGCGCGCGGCGGCCAAGCAGGTGAGATGGATCACTTGAAGGCGAGGTAGCCGAACGCGTTCACGTTCGTGACCACCACGTCGCTGCGCTTCCATGCGGTGAGCACGGTCATCAGCTTCTGCGCCTGGCTCGTCGTGTCGACCAGGAACTCGAGCGGGCCGCGGTCGTAGATCTCGACGTACGACCAGTTGCCGACCGTCGCGGCGTTGGCGTTGGCGGCCACCGACGTCGGCATGAACTCCGAGATCGCGACGGGGATTCCGTAGAGCTGTCCGGCGAGGCCGTTCGTGAGGCCCTCCTCGACGTTGTCCGTGACCTGCCAGAGATAGCGGTTCGTCGAGTCCTTCAGCTTCCGGATGGTGCGGGCGACGTTGTCGCCCATCATCCAGCGGAGGTTGTTGCGGTACCGCGGCAGGATCTTGTGCACGGTCTCGATGATGTCGTCGGCCGCGATGGTCGCGAGTCCCTGGCCGGTCGCTCCGGCGGTCGCGACGTAGCGCTGGCCGGTAGCGGCGGTGATCGCGGTGATCGCGCCGGTCGGCTGCGCAGGGTTGCCGGTGGCCGACGCGGTGCCGTCACCGGTCATCAGGAACTGCTCCTCGGCGAGGTACACGCCCTCGCTCACCTTGCGCGACAGGAAGTCGCCGCCGCCGATGTAGTCTTGGTACGCGAACTTGGTGACGGGCACCTGGCAGGCGAAAGCGAAGTCGCCGATGGTCTTGCGCGCGAACGTCACGCCCGACTGCGTGATGCTGTTGGTCGGAGCCGCGTAGCTGTCGGTGGTCGTGGTCGACTCGTCGACCAGGTAGCCGGTCGGCGTCGAGGCGTCGATCGTGATCTGCTGGTCGCTGCTGACGTTGTAGACGGTCGAGACCGAGCGGAGCACGAGCTGCCGCTGCACGAGCTCGACGATGCGGCGCTGCATGTCGATCGGCACGGGAGCGTTGCTGGTGCTGTTCGCGTTGCCGTTGATCGTGCCGCGGATCTCGTGCATCGAGCCGGTCTGCAGGGCGCGCACGAACATGGAGCGGTAGTCCGGCGACGCGTGGAATCCGCCGACGGTCTCGTATCCGTTGCGCTTCTCAGGGGCCGCGACGTACGCGTCGATGAGCGGCTTGCTCATCTCGGCCTTCAGCCTCTCGGCGCGCTGTGCACGCGAGATCTCCCCGTCGAGCTCGCGGTACCGCTGGTCGAGCTTCTCCCACTGGTCCTGGTCGGTCGGTCCGAACGACGCGCGGTCGTTCACCTGCTGCATGTCGAGCAGGGTCTTCTTGCGCTCTTCCATGAGCGCCTTGAGGTTCGCGATGTCAGCCATATGTCTTCTCCCATTGTGCGCGCAGGTAGATGGTGCGCGCGTTGCGCTCGCGGTCCGCGACGCTGCGGAGCTCGGAGCTGGTGTTCGTTCCATACGCCGCGTCGACGACCACCGAGAGCTCGACGAGCCTCGCCTTCGTCACGGTTCGCAGCGTGCGCTTGTCGTTCCATTCGTCGGCCTCCACGTAGAAGCCGAACGACATCTCGCCGGTCAGGTCGCCGCGCT